CCAAGCATCATAGTCAACATCAACTCTAAGACCTGCTGGAAGGCATCGTGGGAGGTTCTCAGGCAGTCCTCCCCCAGTAATATGTGCCATGCCTAAGATAGGAACTTCATCCAACAGATGCTGAATGAGACGGGCATAGATGGTGGTTGGTCTTAACAACTCAGGCATCTCTTTATAGTAGATGTAATTTCTCCACAGCATATCATTGACCAGTGTGTATCCATTACTATGAAGTCCACTACTCTCAATACCAATGACTACATCACCAGGTCTGATGTTACTACCATTAACAATATCATTCTTCTCTACAATACCAGTACAGAAACCAGCAAGGTCATAGTCATTTGCCCTGTAATGCTCTGCGGTTTCTCCACCTATAAGTTCCATCCCTGCCATTGTGCATCCAACATTAATCCCATACACAATATCACTCACGTTAGCATCAAGTGTTTTAGTGGAGATATAATCTAAAAAATATAATGGTTTAGCGCCAGAACATATAACGTCATTGACGCACATAGCAACAAGATCTTGTCCAATAGTGGTGTAATCATTGGCGATCCTACAGATATTCATTTTAGTTCCGACACCATCAGCACCAGATACTAATACAGGTTTCTCATATCCTGATGGTACTTCCATCATTCCACTAAACCCACCATCAATTTTAGGTGCCAATACTTTGATATACTCCACAAAGGATCTACCTTTAATGATGTCAACGCCAGAAGTTTTATAGTCCATTAATGAATTTCTCCTTTAGCAATTTGTTCACGACGTTTTAGTTTCCATACTATGTACTCCATAGTAGGTACACACTGGGGATTCCAACCTACAAATGTTGTCGATTCCTTACTTGGAATCTTCCAACAGGGAGCATCATCATTATCAAGATCTAATGATTTACGATACTCATCATCACCAAGTAAAACAACTGCTCTCTCAGCAGTATTCAAACTACCGAAACAAGCAAATCCATTCTTCTTAATCTCCTCGGGAATTTCGTGTTTCATTTCACAACAACATCCCAAGCTTTCTGAAATTTATTATCCCAGTTATCACAATAGGGTGAATAGAAAGCATTAAGTGCCGCAGTATTATCAACAATTCGTTGAGAATCACCAGCATCTACTGCTTCTTGCAATTGATCAAGAAGAAATGAGAATGTAGTAATTTGATTGAATGACTCTTGAAGGTCATTCATTGCTGTCCAAGTTTTATTATATGTCATTGAATAGCAAGTGGTTGTAGTCTATCAAGGATCTCACGATATGCAGGTACAATGTCACCTTCATCCTTCCTGAATAGATCCTTATCAAATCTTTCCTCACCACCAATCTTCCATAGTCTCATACTATCAGGACTGATCTCATCGGCAAGATACAAATCGCCGTGAGCATCATATCCATACTCAACCTTAAAGTCAACCAGATCAATGCCCATAATATAGAACATCTGGCGGAGATAATCATTAATCCGCAATGTCATCTCAATAAAAGGTTCAGGATCATATCCCATCAGTCGCACACGATCTGGTGTCAACAGGGGATCGTGCTTACTATCATCCTTCAGAAAGAACTCAACAATCGGTTGCGGTAGTGGAACACCTTCTGCCAAAGTTGTCTCACGAACAATAGATCCAGCAGCACGATTACGACAAATAACTTCTAATGGAACGATGTCCACTTTCTTACAAATCATCTTGTTAGCACCAACCATATTAATATAATGAGTTGGGATAAGTTCCTTAGAAAGTTTCTCAAAGATGATAGATGAGATACTACAACAGAGGGATCCTTTTCCTAAAGGATGATCTTCCTTCTCTCCATTGCCTGCTGTTACTTTATCATGATACTCAATGATGACACGATCAGCATCATCACCAGCATAGACAGTTTTTACCTTGCCTTCAATAATTACTTCCATTAATCCCGTTGTCTCCAATCATCAGGTTTTTCAGTGTGGAACCAGTCTTTAATATCATCAGCACTATCGAACCCCGTTTTATGATTGGATGGGTCGGGGTCTCCTAAACCCATCCTATTCAGAAAATCATCGGTACTTCCTTCTTCAATTTCTTGAGAAGATTGTCTTCGTGCTTTTTGTAACCAATCACGAGCAGTAGTATGACTTTTTGCCAACTTCTCTGCCCAGATCATATCATCTAATTTTACCTCTTCGCCATTTGCAATACATTTACAAATAAACTCCAGTCTTAGACGGTATTGAGTAGATAACATAAAGTTACGCTTCGTTACTTTTTATTTATTTTCTTCCATCAATCTCTTTGACAAACTAAGAGAGCGACGGTATATCATATATTTTACCACAGGATTTCTAGGATTGTTAGTCAACCACCAGATTTGGCGTCTTATGTAAGTATTTGCTAACTTAAATCCATAATAAAAAATAGCAGCAGCACCCTCATCCGTAAGGATAAAGTATGCTATCACCACAAATAGTATGGATAGTAGAGTCACCTAGATTCCTCATATCTTCTCTGTTCAAGATATTCAATCATCTCTTGCCTCCACTCCATCAGTTCATAAAAACACTCCTGATTGTGAGCACAACCCCGAAGACGACTATCGGGTTTGATTACACTTTCAAGCATTAAACCCAGAGCATCGCGTCTTTTTTCTTTTTTATCGGTCATTTGCGTGACTTCTTTTTAGTGGTTTTCCGTTGGTTGCTGATAAAATCAACAGATTGTTTGTAAGTGCTTAGCACCTTTACTTGACTGCCATTATGTATAATCATGAACTTCTTACCGCATGGGACTGCTGCCCATGTCCCATCGTTGGTAACATAACCCAATGGATTTTTAGGTTTTGCATCAAGGATAGAAGGATAAGGAACGAAGGGTTTCAGAAATCCCATTAAAAAACAGCAGTAACGCTAACAATTGTGCATCCAGGGTTGCGTGCTAATGCAACATTCTTTGCATCTTGATAATCAACAGCAACGACAGTATCAGTGAAAACAGTGCCTGCCTTGAACAGAGTGACTTTGCAACGCATGGTGGATTTCTCTCGGTGTTGTTATTATAGCAGATCAGAGCGATCTGATGAAGGATAAATCAAAATCTTCAGATTCTCTAAAGTAATCACGCACTTCCTCCCGCTCCTCTAGGCGATTATAACCAGTGAGAAAGAAGTCAGAGGGTTCAGGATCTGAGCTTGCAGTTACACAAGCACCATTGTCTCTAATGTTATAAAGTTTAGATGATGGAATGCAACATGCCTTGCCTTTCTTCACATCAGTGATAATAAAGTAGTCAGCAAGTTTGTCCTCATAGTCTCCTGCTTGACGACGATTCTTAAGAATCAATCCTCTCACTGCCATCTGAGACTTATTGCCAAATTGAGTTACTTTTGATTCGTAAGTTGTTTCATTGGGACCAATCAAATCAATGCCAGGAAGATTTACTCTAGTCAGAAGACCATTGCTATACACATCGAGTGCTTTCTCTACAAGTTCTCCTGCTTTGGGATACCTTAGATTGTTGTCAGTGTAATCATGAATCGTTTCTAAGAGTTTAGATAAACGATCAAGTTGAAATGTGCTAAAGTCAATCATCGACGAATAATAGAAATAGCGGGTTCACCTTGTTCAAAGACAGTATTAACAACTGCCTGAACGCTCCTTGCGGTGCTGATACCCACTTTATCAGCAACAGGAACACACACAAGACCATAAGTCTTCTGAGCGCCACCCAGACGGATTACACGCCCGATTGACTGAGAAATACCAATGTAGTCCATGTTACGCATGAACAGCACGGCATCAAGTCCCTTTACGTTGATACCCTCAGAGAGGATAGAGTGGTGCATGATAACAAATTGAGTATCACTTTCACCCCAAGCATTAAGAGTCTTGAAAAACTCATGGCGGGTAACTTTCTGACCATTGATGATTGCACCAGTCTTGGATGTAATATACATCCAGTTATAACCACGCTGTTCCAGTTGGAAAGTGAAGTCAGACTGAGTAACAAGACGGACAATCTGCTTCGTAGAACGAGCAGCAATCAGGATCTTGCTTGCTGTGTTATCATCAATGGTATCAATCAGATTCTTAGAATCAGACTGCTTGAAATCACCTTGAGGAAGTTGAGTAAGACGAACAACAGGAGGAAGAATGTAACCCTGCTCCACAAGTTTAGGTGCAGGAACATTACAAATGACCTGACCATAAACACGGGAATCATTCATTCCAGGTTTCCGAGGAGTGACTGAATGTTTAGGAGTTGCAGTAAAAAAATAGCAACGACGAGCGTACCTACTGTAAAATTCAGTAGGAACAAAGAAGTTACGCTGAACAGAGTTGTGCGCTTCATCAAAGTAGATAGTGTCTACATCAATACCAGACTGAACAATCTTCTCCAACGAATGATAAGTCGTGAAGATGATACAAGACTCACCCGCAGCGCGAGCAGTATTGTTGAACAACTGAATCTGCCTTGCTTTAGTAGTGCTGAAGAACTCAGTATCACCACTATGAACGTGCATCACATGAACCAGATAGTCCTTAGGAAGCAGTTCCAGAAACTCTTTACAGAGTTGCTTAGCAAGGAGAATACGAGGAGCAACAACTACAGTAGTGTTGCAACCACGGTATTCATGACCCAGATAATCCTGAATCATGCAGATGGTTTTACCGCCACCCGTGGGGATGATGACCTGTCCTTTGTCGTGCTTCAGCATGGCATCAACTGCCTGTTGCTGATGTGGGCGAAGGGTAATGGTCAATCGGGTGTCCCGTTCAGTATGAATATATTATAGCAGAAAACCACTCTCCAGACAACCCAGTAGACAGTTACTCATCTGGCACATATTTAACTGCTATTGTAAAACGATGCCTATCTCTATACGTTGTAGCGCGATGTAAGATATTAGAATCAAAGTAAACCATACGATTTGGAACTGGAGGTACACCTGCAATCTGCCCATTCGCATAGAATTGTGTTTCACCACCAAGGTCTAAGTTCCACTCATCAGATGAATAATATAAAAAAGTTATAGATCCTTCTTCATCACAATCAGTATGAAAATATGGATTTTCTGTGGGAGCAAAGCAGTTAATATACATCCTATCTAAGACAAGATTATCATCTACAATTAGATCTGTCTTGGAACTAAACAATTCATAAATCTCATCAGTCTCAGAAACTTCATGCACCATTCCTGTAGGTGGTGTAGAATTTGTATCCTTTTCACCATAGGTATATGATGCCATTTTACAATAATCAAATACTGAATTGGAATCATCTATGGATAAAAAATCATCAATAACTTCAACAATCATATTTTGTGACCTTAAAATTAAATGAAAGTGTAATCCTCGGAGTATTACAAACTTTTTGTGGAAAAATTCTATGTTCTAGATATGCTGGAAACATAATTAAGTCCCCTTCTTCTACAGTGGGAAGAAAATAATTTCCAACAAAATCTCTATTAAGAGTCAAACTATGTGCTCTTATTGCTGATATAGGATCACGAAATTCTGTTGCTGTATGCACTTCTTTATCATAAGACAGATAATGAACACAAGAGAAATGAATTTTTTCAAAAGGATCTGCTATGTGTTCGTGTAATTCTTGATATGAATCTTTTTCGTAATAGTTATACCAAATACCATCGACAATTTCCCAAGCGACTTCTTTATCGAATAACTCAGTTATTGCTTCACTATAGAAATCAGTCAATATAGAATTATTTTCTTCAGTGAAAACTTCCTTTCCTTTTGGTTCAGACTCAAAAGATGTTCTTAAATTATCAGTTGCCCAATGTTTGGGTATGTCTAATTCTGGTATTGCCTTTTTTATTTTAGGAACAAGTAATTCCTTTAAGTAATCATTATCACTTACACTTGTATGATATATTGTTAAAGGAAATATATTATAAGATACAGCCATCTCTTCAAAAGCAACAAACAAAGTTTACTCGTAATTTGGAATCTTGTCAAGTTATTTTGTTTCCAAAGAAAGATGTGATAGAATATCTACCATATCCATCGCAGTAATCGGAGTCTTTAATAGAAACTTCTGATACACCATGCTCCACCCATCCAGGCATCATTATGACTGAGTTATTAGGACAATCAAACTCATAATCATATTTGGGGAATATCAAGTTTCCACCAGTATATTTTTTTGGTTCTTTATGGAAGTAAGAAAATGCTAGAAATTGCATAGCTCTATCAACATGTGGTTTGTAATACTCCCCATCGTGGTAGTATCTAACCTTAGTGCAGTCCCAATCAGAATCTTTTGCTATACTGCAACAATCATGAGTTTCTGAAAATAATTCTAAAAGTGAATCATCAAAAATTTTTCTATTTGTAATTAAAATATCTGATACTCCCCTATGTTCTTCTTGATAGACATCATCAAGTAGAAGAGCATGGGCATTTGTTTTATCGACAACTCCACCATAATCTTTTGCAGGTAAAAGTTTTCCTGGTTTTGTATAAAATTTAAGTTCTTCCCATATAAGATCTAGTTCTTCTTGATTGTAAAAATTATAGAGTATTAAATGTGGAAAAGGTTCTGTAAATTGTGATGCTTCAATAGTTTCAGACATTCTCTAAATCATCAAAATTTTCTAGTAAAAATACCAATACATCCATCATTTATTGTTACATCATAATGTTTATCTTCTAGTTTTGAATAATCCCATCTACTCAATTCTTTACCATTAACAATAGGATTTCCATCAAAACATATCAACCAACTCATATCATCACCAGTAAAAGACTCTGTAACTAATCTTCCATCCCAATTATGTCCAGGTTTTAATGGATTGAATCCAATAATATGGAAGTCTTCTGATCCATAATAAATTCTCTGTTTGTAGAGGTATTCCTTAGTATTTACTAATACATATGGACCATCCTCAAGATATTCTGCCTCATAAACAGCACCTAATTTTCCACGACCTTTTATCAAAATATGATAAATGGTCAGATTATCTGGATACCCATCAAAAAAGTAATCACCAGCATCACCAATTTCTGAACATATCGAAAACTCTTCACATTTTTTGAAAAATCTTTTTATAGTCACAGTTCAATTCTCCTCATTTTGATTGGATATTTAGGTCTGGAAAAATATTTTCCTTCTACTACTTTTCCAACTAATTGATCTAGATTTAGATCTTCAGATTCTACAACCTCTGGATGATTGTCTTCATGTGTTGTCCTCGCTTTTATTTGTTTTTCAACTTGACGTAAAGCATATTTTCTTGTGAGGGAATCTGTAAATGACGCCATATCGTGCATATCTAGATCACTACAGTTGATAGACCAATCTAGATAATCATCAATCGAACAATCAGACTTTTGATCACAGAACTTGACTTCTATTCTATTTTCTTCTGGATAGTATGCTACTATCTTAAAAATCGGATTCATTTTGTTGAATAACCCCCCATGATGTTGCAATATACTTATCTCCACCAAAAGGTGGATTACCTCTATGAGTATGTGTATATGAAGCAGGAAAAATAATAAGGTCTCCTGCTACAGATTCTTCCCTTCTTTGTTGGTATAAAAATTCCGTTTCACCACCATCAAAGTCATCATTCAAATATAGTTGAACGACAAACTGTCTAGCAGCAACAGACAACGATCCATTCTCATAATGCCAATTATGAAATCCTCCACCAGCAGGAATCTTTTTTAGTTTTAGATCGTGAAGTAAAAACTTCTTAGATCTTAGAATACTTATCGATTCAAGATATTCTGTTACACAGGGCTTGAAACCTGGAAAAAGCATCGTCGCAAGTTTACTTGATGCTCCAAGATCATAGTCGTGAGTAACATTAACTATCTTATGATCTTCCAACTCTAAAGCACTTCTATCATACTCTAGTATTTGATTATCCTCAAAAAAGTTGATATAATTAATTATTTCCTTACATTCATCTCTCGAAAAGGCACCACGATACCTTCTAATCAAGTCAGATTCAAATGCCATAATAAAAGTTCAGTTACTTTATTTATTGCACACCAGATGAACCAGTATTTCCTCTAACAGTTCCATTAACGCTAAAGTTGATACTACCACTACTTCTACGAATAGCAGCACCAGCACCACCTTTGTTACCCTTTTCAGCTCCTGAACCTTCGCCACCTTCACCTCTCTCACCATCTGTGGCACTTTGACCATCTCTTCCACCATTTCCACCTTCACCACCTTTTGCTTCTCCATCATTATTTCCACCCTCACCACCTGAACCAGCAGAATTTTCACCACCATCTCCACCACTAGTACCGTTACGACCCTCTGTTCCACCTTTTCCACCTTCACCAGCAGGAAGTCCGGCACCACCACCGCCGCCTCCGCCAGATGCTTTTCTCCTTCTTCCACCATTTTTTCCAGCATCATGATCGTGAGCGCCGCCACCGCCGCCACCTCCACCATAACCAGCAGAGATTAAACCATTGTTAGCGATAACTACAGTTCCATTTTCTGATTGCTGTTCAAGACCTAATCCACTGGTTCCGTTGTTGCCATCTTTACCATCCCCAATGGATCCACCATCTCCACCATTTCCACCAGCTCCTATAATTTTACCATTTGATCCAATATCAATTCTAAAAATAATATTATTACCATAAGTTCCAGTTCTTAAAGAACATTTTCTTCTATTTCTATTATCGCTTCCTGATGGACCTTGGAATGTTTTATTAACATTAATAATGATTTTTTCATTACTTGGTGAAGATTTTGGACTTCTATATCCACCAATAACTACAGTTCTGCTAAAGTCATTATATTTGCCTCTAGCATTTGCAGTCGTTTGAGTGCCTCCCCTATAGCAATCAACAACGGTATTCATTCTTTTACCGTAAAAATCACTAAATCTAATAGTTCCCGATTGTGGAATACCATCATCTAGAGGCAATCCAGAAAGACTACCTCCTTCACCAGTATTACTGTAATTGACTCTATATGCACCTAGGTTTTTACCTGGGGGCATACCAAACTCATTTCTAATTTGCCCAAAACTTATTGGATTTCCTAATTGAGCGGGTCCAGATTGTAGTGTCATAAGTTTTTAGAAGCAATCGTTCCAGGATGAACCATCCCAAACTTGAAGTTTGTTAGTAGTTGTGTTGTAAATCGTAGCACCAGATTCATCATTATCTAATGCATTTCCTACAGTATCAGTCAGTGCATTTCTTTGAGTAGTTGTTAGTCTTGGTGGAATCATATATGCAATAGATGCACGAGAAGTACCAGCATCAACAACATCTACAAGACTTGAAAAATCAATACCAGATTTAGGAGTTAATGTTGGACCAACAACTAAACCATGTTGTGCTTTAATATCACCATTAACATGGAGTTCTACTTCAGGGGTGATTGTATCAGTTCTAATTCCGACGTTACCATCAGAATCAACCATAAATCTATCTAAGACATTAGGACCAATTCTGAATGGGGTATTTCCAGTATCATCAACTGTGACTCCAATAGCAACATTAGAAGTCATATGAACATCATTAAATGTTGAAATTCCCGACTGTGATCTTACATTTCCTATAAGATCACCAGTTACATCACCTGTTAAACTTGCAGTGATAGGATTAGATGGATTAACGGAAAGAGCACCATCTATTGTTACATTAGAAGTAAATGTTGCTTCTCCAATAAATCTAGATGAACCTGCAACATGTAATCTATCAGTAGGATTGGTTAAACCAATTCCCAAGTTTCCATCATAAGTAAGAGACATCATTCTCTCATTTTTGTTATGCCAGTGGAAACTACCAGTTCCTATACCAGCGTCAGATCCTGCTTGTAAGTAATAGTTGATGCTTCCATTACCATAATTCAGGAAATCTAAAGAATCTGATGTACTATATGGAAAACTAAGGGATCTATTTCCATATCTTATTTGACCGTTGGCACCAATGGTTGACTCTGAAGTTCCAATAGTAACTGTTGATTCGCCAAGATCACTCCATAATTTAATTCTTGCATTTGTAGTGTTAATACCTGCTCTGTTAATAAAGAGATCATTACCATCAGAAGTTGTGCTATTACCAATCGCTATAGATCCAGTTCTAAAATTTGTTCCAACACCAATAAAAGAACTAACTGAAGCGATGCCAACAGTAAGATCAGCAATATCAACATTTGCTGTGGGTGTAAGTGCTGTTGCTGTTGTTGCTGTTCCAGTTAAGTTACCTGTAACGTCACCAGTGATACCACCAATAAAACTCGATGCAGAAACTGCAGCTGCTGTTAAAATGCCAACAATAATGTTTGGTGTTCCAGTTAAACTTTCTGCGGTGGATGCTGTTCCAACAACATTACCAGTTACATTTCCAGTAAGATTTCCTGTAAATCCAGAAGTAGCAGTAATCAATCCTGCTTGAATTTCTGTTCCATTCAAATTACCATCAAATCTAGTTGCAGTTACTACACCACTTAAAACAAGATTATTTGGGATCTTTGAATTTTCTAGTAGAGGAATTCTTTCATTATTTAAAGTTCCGTAAGCAATATTATTTGCATTTATTTCTGTAAGTAAAGAACCAATGCCTACAAATGCTGTTGCAGTTACAATACCCGTAGCTAAAATATCACCTGTAGTGCTAAATCCAACACCAGAAGTAAATCCAACTACAGAGGTATCATTAGTTCCACCAATTTGAAATCTAAATCGCGGATCTGTGGTTCCCACACCAACATTTCCTTCATTGTAGATACTTGTGAATCCAAGACCCACATCCATATCTTTCCACTGTGAAGTGGGCATCCCTTGAAGGAATCTAGCATCACCATAATATGTGACAATACCAGAACCAGTAGCAGTTATAATTCCACTACCGATTGTAACTCCAGAACCAACAATAAAGTCGGTAAAAGTTACGTTAGGTGTTGTTACAGAATCTCTTATCTCTACTGTTTGAGCAAATAGAGATGGTGATGTAGAAAATCCAGTTGCACTTATATTTCCTCTTACATCCAGATTTTGAGTCGGAACTGTGGTTCCAATTCCGACTAGACCGGTAGGACTTACAACTAAATTGTCATTGTCAACTTGTACACCATTACGAAAATTAAATTGCTTGTTATAATTCGCCATCTCTGGATGCTTTTCTAGTTATTTAGTCTCTCTTCAAGAGAAGAAACTTTATCGGAAAGTTCCTTGATTGCCTCAATTAGCAATGGAACAAGTTTGTCATACTTAACAGTCAAATATTCATCATTAAATGGTGCGGCAGTAACTGCTTCTGGAAGAACTTTTTCAACTTCCTGTGCAGAAACACCAACAAATCGCTTAGTAGGATCAAATTGATTTCCTTGCTCACTAGCAAACTCATTCCAATTATATGTGAATCCACTCAGAGCATTAACTTTGTCAAGTGCATTAGAAATACCAACCTTATTAGTCTTTAAGCGATCATCAGATGCAAAGGCAGCAATATCACCATCACATTTTAATTCATTTGTTCCAGTATTAAACTTAATTTGTTGATCCCTCATTAAGTCTGTAACTTGTCCGGACCCGTTCCCTGAGGGAACCATCATAAGTGACATATCATGGTTATTGAATCCCCTACCAAGAGTTCCATAAACTGGTGCTTTATTTGCTACATCAGCAGTTCCCTTAAAATTAGTTGCTGTAACAGAACTATTAGTGATTGAAACAGTGTTACCAGCAAATGTAGCAGATCCATCTACTGTAAGATTGAGACGAACTCTAGCATTGGCATCAACATCTAAACCACCATTAAGATTGGTAGTTCCAGTAACAGTTAGATTGTTCTTAACATGTGAATTATTATTAACAGTTAAGTTATTATTAACTTCAAGATCATCAAAAATCTTTACACCAGTAGATGTTGTTTCAAGTCTCTTAATACCATCATAGAAGAGTTTTACCCATTGATCTTGAACACCTTGAATGATGGTTTCAGTATTGTCAGAATTTCTTAAATAGAAATTACTAGTCTTAATAATTAAAGCACCAGAACCGCCTTCTTCAATGTAAGAATCGGTTCCATCATTATAAATCTTGAGGTCATCGTTACCGCCAAGTAACAACTTATTATTATTACCCATATCAATGTCCGCATTGACATTGATATTAGAGTTGAATGTACCAATACCAGCCACTTGAATACCACCACTGCTGATGACAATATCATCGCAGATGTACATATTCTTCTGGATAGAGACTCCACCATATACTCTCAGTGCCGCATTTAAATCACCAGTACACGTAACTGCCTCATTGATACTCTGGATGGTAACGGTTCCTTTAGTTCTTAAACTATAAGGCACACCATTTAGAGTAAGAAGTTGATTGAATCTTACAGTGTTAGTGAAGGTAACTGGACCATCAAATTGTGTTAGGATTGCTTTAGACTTGCCACCCTCAACAAGTATTCTTTCTTTAACAATAACTTCATCAAATACAACAGATAGTCTGTTAGGATCCTCACCAGTAATTGTTGGGATAGGTACATCAAATACAGTTTGCTCACCAGACTGTGAAGAATACTTAGTGTTTCCAATGTAGAAGTCACCATCACTATCCATACCAGTGTATAGAACAGTACCACAAGATGTCTCCTGTGCTTGTGATAAGAACTCTTCATCTTCAGTCAGAGTCTTAACCTGAACCTGTGGAAGACCTGTAGAGTAGTTACCAGGACCATATCCAAGATATTCAAATGTATGAGCAGAAGCACGCAGAATAGATGGTCTACGTAACTCGATTGGTGCTAACTTGATCTTCTTAACTACGGAGTTTTCAAGATGTTGCTCAATAATGGTTCCCATAGAACCACGAATAACAGGAAGTTCATCATTTTGGGTTCCAGTGACACCACCTTTAACCCTCATGATTTCATTATTCACCTGGATATAAGTACCTACAGGGAACTTCTCTTGAATTCTAGATGTTGTATTAGTACCATCAGGAAGTACAACTCTAAACTGATCTGCACTGGTTGATACTGTAGCACCAGACTTTGTAAACAGAACATTATTATCATAGAATGTCTGAAGTCTAGTTCCAATATTTTCACCAAGACTATCGGCACTTGCATTGTTAGCAGACATACCGTGCCTAAGCACATATGCACCAGATGAGATATCAGTTGTGGTGTTGACAGTGAATACTGTAGATGGATTTGTATTATCTAAGTTGTTTACATAGAAATCACCTAGATTATTATTGCTACTATCAAGAATTCTAATTGAATTGCCTGCAATAAATCCATGACCTTTAGTTGATGTTATGGTATAAACGGTTCCTTGTGGTGCTGCAACACTAACTGATGCAACTCTACCAACAACACTTACATATTGACCAGTTCTAGGTGCAGGATCACCAGTTGTTCTAGCAATACCAATTTGATTATTAGATGTAACATTTGATGGTACTGAAGTAATTCTATAATATGCATCACTAATTGTACCAATACCAGTTACCTGAATATAATCATCAGTAGCAGAATTGATTGATGCAGTGTTGATTGTAACTCCTGCATCAAATGCATTTCCGCCAATATCAGCAATATCAAATTTAAGTGTTTCTCCGTCAGTATAACCAGAACCACCTTCAACGATAGTTGTTGAACTAACATTACCACTACTATCAACAACAACATCTGCTGTTGCACCATCCCAAGTTGCAGTGTTAGCAGCGTTAAGGAGTTTTACATTATAATATATTCCTTCAGTGTGACTTGCATTGTTACCTGCAATAGCATTAAAACCACTGATACTATTGAGATTGTGTGGTTCTGCTAATGTAATTGCAGCAGAAGTATTTGTGGTAGATGCAGCAGTAATTTCAATACCAAAAGCATGTGTCTTGTTGAATACATCAAGACTTTCTCTTGTAATACTCCTCTTCAGATCGTTAGTAACAACATCACCAATAGGAGATCTCTTAGCAAATGAAACTGCTGCTGGTGGATTATCCAGATCATTATCTCTATCTAACTGTGGATAAAGATCTGTAATATTCTGACTATACTTAGCATCGCCAATCTGATCACTATCAAATTTAGCGATTGCATTATCAGCGTTCAGAACATAAAGATAGTAAACACCATCCTGAACATCCTTAAGGTATTCACTGACAGTTTCTACACGATAAACATAAAGATTTGTCTGTGCATCAGATCTAGAAATCCTAGGAAGATTTATGTCTCGCTGATGACGATCAAATGTTGCCGTTCCTGGATTATGACTTACACCAAATATATCTACATTAGTTGTTGTAAATTCATACCTATTGGAAGAACTGATAGATTTGACGTTAAATCTACCATTAAATCCAAGATTCTCTAAAGCATTTTGATTAGTGCTACTTGGAACTTTATCAATATTGATAATATCTCCAACCTTTAAGTTGTGAGGTCTGTCAGTTCTAATTGAAATTGTTCCTGGTGTTCCTGCACTATATGTACAACTACTAATGAATCTTGGGTTTCTATCAAAGTCATACTCATTAGCAGTAACATTATTAGCAGGATCTGCACTTGTTGCTATAGTAGTCTTATTAAAGTCTGCATTCTTTCTGACACCAGTAGTGTTAGAATCTTGGAGAATAAATCCAGATACAGGACCTCTAGTATTTTCAAGTTCCTTAGGAACAACATAACGCATCTTATAGAGTTTCTCATCAATACTTCTTCCATCTTCAACTCTCTTGATGAATGAAATTTCAGTATCTCCAGTACTATCTCTTAAGAAACCATAGAGATGATTAGTTCCTTGGATATCAGATGATGGAGGGGATTCGCAATAAACAAACCAGTTGTTTTCAACATAGTCGTATTGAATTGGGTGACCAATTTCTCCAGCTTTCTTATCAGAAACTCTACTCTCTACTCTTAACTCAGAACCAGCACTATAATAGCAAAGTTGTGAAATTGGGGTTGCTGCATTGGCATTAGTAATTGATGTTGCGACTTGGAATTGAGTTCCTAAAAGATTAACGCCATCATTTCTACCACTACTACCTGTACTATTTTTCTCATCAGTGATTGCATAGTAAATTTTACCTTCCTCAAGAAGTTCGGGAAGATCACTTTGCTCACTGAAAACACGGATAGATTCTCCATTTCTCAGATTGTGAGCAAGTGGTGTGGTAAAGATTGCTTGATCTTTTCTGTTGTTATCTTGTACTGTAGATACTACAACATCATGATATATCTTCGCAGAAGTATCACTACCAGTACAAGTATTGGAAGATGCGCTGGTAGGAATCTCATTGGTCATCAAGATTTTAGCACTACGCTCAACCTCAGTACCATTTGAAAGAGTCTCTTTCAAGACTACTTGCTCATCTACTCTTGCACCAATTCTATATCCTTGAGAAATAATTGGAGGTGCAGTATCAGGTAATGGATAACCCAATAGGTACAATCTTTTTGCCTTAGCAATTTGCTGTGTTGTATTGCCACCAGACATCTTGTCGGCATCAAATTGAACCCATTCAATCTCAATGGGTCCAGCTGCGATTGATCTAGGTGTAACAACACCAGTTATAAATCCTTTATCGTCTTTATCAAATGCATCTTTCTTAAATCCATCTGCTGCCAGTGAGAACTGACCAAAGTTCGAGTTAGAGTTGGTGATAGAAGCGTCACCACCACTCAGACATTCAAAGTGCTTATGGAAACCAATAGCAAAAACAGAAACGACCTGAATAACAGAATCGTTAGACATCTTGATATGAGTTGTCTTCCAACCTTCCCTATAAACAGCATCAGAATCTAAGTGATAGATCTGAGAACTTTCAAGGGAACTTGCACCTGCTGGTAGTTCGGCACCAGATACACGAGTGTTAGCATTAGCAATACCACTCCAACGTCTGTCAGACTGGTTATACTTAATAAATGCACGATCATCCTTCTGGAGGGACACAGCGGTGAACTGTGCAACAACCATTGAGCGGAAACCATCTGCCTTAGATCCATCGGCGTGCATACCTGCCATACCGAAGACAGAACGCAATGATACGTTAAAGATATAAGGAGATGCACCAGATACGGTATCAGTTTCAATAACTACCGCTGCACCTCGACTAGGAGCAAGACCTGCACTTATACCAGCAGGAAGTGTTGGTCTGACAGATTCTAGAGCATAAGTAAACTTTCTGTCATTCAGAACTTGAACAACTTTAGTTGAAACATTATAATCTTGTACGTTGATACCACGAATCTTAATTGGTGTCCCAGAGTTTAGATTATGTGGTATCTGTGTTGTAACAGTAACCACTGTGGATGGTGTTGCGCCATCACCAGAAATGATTCCAGAGATTGTAATCGGATCAGATGCAAATGCACCAACAATTTCCCACTCAGGACGCTTCTTAGCAAATCCTCCAGCATCATTTGGATACTTCTCTTCAATCTCTCTATCAGATGCTCTGTTAAAAGCATTTGCAACCTTAGCATAATAAATGTCAAGATCGGTGAGGTTGTCGTATCCAGAATTCTTGTTTACACCATCAGCATACTCAAAGCAAGTAAGTTTATGGTGAGAAAAATTTGGTTTAGACTGATTATTTACTGAAAAGTCTCTTGGATCAGTATATACCAATCCTGTCTCATCACCGTCAAAGAAGGTAAACTGCCAGAAATAACAAGCACCAGTAACTCTAAAAATTGCAGAAGATGGTACGTTAGAATCTGTTGGATTAGGAACATACTTGGGTCTAACTTTAGTCTTTCTTAAATCTAGACCAACGATAGAAGTACCACGGGGAATGATGATACCACCATTAATACTATTAAACTTATACAGGACATTATCTTCCTGTGTAAGATCAAAGTTGGAATTTAATGTAAGTGTTAATGTATCGATTGCGCCAGTTTCTGCTCCACCCGGTGCAATTGCAATAGCATTATTACCTTGATCTTTAATACCAAATCCAGGTCTATTATCAATCAGGTGCTCACCAGGAAAACACAGAATTGTAGTTTTCTCAGTTATGTCGTTATCATCACCTCTAAGATATGAAAATCTAGCAGACTCAATTAGAGCACGCTGGATAGTTTTAAAAGGTTTGGTTAATGAGTTACCTTGGTTCTCAATACCATCAGTAGAGTCAAGGTCATTAGGGTTAACATATAGAATGCGACCTTCGGCATTCTTAATAAAATTCTCAAGCTTATTAAGAGGCATCTTATTCTGACAACTATTAGATTTCTATGTTTTATTTATCCCCTCAAATCTTCCTCGTCAAAGTAAGAAACTAGATCATCTGGCAGTATTTCAGGATTTGAAATCTCGATCATATCAAAGCAAGGATGACATTGTTCATGCATTAGATAGTTTGATCCTTTATATACATCCTCTATCTCAAAACTTCTATTAGCATTCGCTTCTTTAACTAAATCCTGATCCCAAAGATATCCAATTGGTAATTCATCAAATGTAAATGGGATATCATTTAGAAAAAACATCTTTACAATCATCTTCTCATCATTGTACCAGACAAGAGATGAACTAACTTCAAAGTTGTTCCTCATGATACCTCTTTTTAAATATTTAGATTACGAAATAAAAATGATTTATATAGAAATGCGAGTAGGGAGACTTGAACTCCCACGGGCATTATGCCCAACAGATTTTAAGTCTGGTGCGTCTACCGATTCCGCCATACTCGCGGATGCTTCCTGTGAGGATCGAACTCACCTTAGGCAAATTATGAGTTTGCTGCATTCACCAGATTGCTAAGGAAGCAGATAGGAATGCCGAGAATTGAACTCGGATGACCCCGTTATAAGCAGGGCGCATTAACCATTATGCGACACTCCCTGATGATGAATTACTGAGCGTCGTTGTTTTGCTCAGTGTGTATTCGTAGAATTTCATCATCAGCAGGCATCATTACTGCTGCTTTACCATCTTCTCTCACAATACCTATAGTCTCACCTTTCTCAACTCTTTCTATGAGATTATCAAAGTTATCTTCCCATTCTTTTAGAGTAAAAATTTCCATTAAACTTTATTCCCTTTAACTGAAAGATCTGCATACTCAATTTGATCATCATTAAGATGTGAAGTACATACTTCCTTGACATTCATAAACTCTTCAGGAGTATCACATTTGATTAAACGTTCTTCTCCCTGATCACTAATGAGAAGAAAGGTACGTGAGCAAATATCTATCACTACACCTTCAACGTATGCCTCAGTGTTCATAGTGGTTTTTTGATTACCTTGATATTATAACGGATTCTAGTCGGAGCGTCAAGTCATTCAAAGGTAAGAACCACCAATCCACCTTGACCACTGCCACCATATCCTGCAACATAATCTGCATCACCATTGTCTCTAGCAGTCCTACCTCCTCCAGTTCCCGACTGTCCCTGTTCAGATGCGGTATTTGTCCATGAACCAGAGATAACACCTGAACCACCGCCAGCGCCACCGCCAGTACAGTTTCCGTTACCATCACCGCCGCCACCGCCGCCACCACCAAAATAACCTGCACCACCGCCGCCACCACGATTTCCTTGATTTAGACCAGAACCACCCGCTGCACCACCATCTTTTACATTAGATCCATTATTCCAAGCAGTACCACCACCACCACCACCTGCACCACCAGAGCCTGGTCCAGATCCAGATGGTAAATTATATCTAATCATATCAAATGAATTGCAAGTATCTCCATTTGGAGAACTACAAGTTCCACAAGAATCATCACTACACCAACCATAAACACTATTTCCTGCTTTTATTCCTGGAACATAGAAATAACCACCATAAGCAATACCTTTTACAGTTCCAATACTTGTTAGTTCATTATCATCAAATGTACCTATAGTTGCTCCATCCCATTTAATGACTACCTTTCTTAAATCATATGGATCATTTTCTCCACTACCAGTTCTTGTATACCAACCACTAATACCACCGATACACGCTGGATTTTGTGTCAGTCCACCAGTAGCACTTCTAGAAGTAGCATTTGAAAGGTCACTTTCTGTTGCTGCTGCTCCACCAGCACTACCATTATTTGATCCAGTTCCGCCAGTACCAGCACCATTTCCACCTCCAGCACCACCTTGACCGTTTTGACCAGCACCACCACCACCGCCAGCAATTAATATATTTCCAGAATACTTAATAGCGGATAATCCTCCACCAGCACCTGCTCCAGATCCTTCGTTTCCAGGTTGCGAACCAGATGAAGATCCACCAACATATACATCTACAGTTCCACCTGATACTGGTACTGTACCTTCAACGTGACCACCACTACCACCACTAAAACTATTAGATGGACATTCGCCAACTCCTGCTCCACCAGCACCCCATAACTTTGCAGTCATTGTTGTAGCATTTGCTGGTACATTAACTGAATAAGTTTCATTATCACCACCCGTGCTCACATACGCGAAAGAAGTAATACCTTCAAATACTATCTTTGAATTTTGACCAGACTCTCCAGCATCTTCTCTATCTGGATGATTTTGACCACTGGCAAATCCACCAGTGAATCCATTGATGACAGAAGAATGAACATATCCTGATCCACCGCCACCACCTGAGGAAGAACGTGATCCTAAACCATCATCATTACCGCCGCCGCCTCCGCCGCCACCATAATATCCGCCACCGCCGCCACCGCCACCAGCATAGTTGGGATAACTGCCTGAACCATTTCCCCCTCTTCCACCTTGAAGGGCACTACCAGTACTGCCACCGTGACCTCCTCCACCGCCACCAGAACTTTGTGATGCTCCTCCACCACCAGTAGAACCTTGTTGTGTATCAGGAGAATTATCGCCACCAGAACCTGATGGTCCACCACCACCTCCACCATTGACAGAACCAGATTGTCCAACTGGATTTGCTCCGCCACCGCCACCACCAGCAATTAGTCTTGCGTTGGATTGATTGATTGTTGATGATGAGAATATACCTGCTAGTCCTCCACCATCGCCAGAAGCACCATTACCACTTCCATTCTCGTTTCCGTGGTTGCCACCACCATAGTTTAATCGTATATGAAGGACTTCATTTGCAAGTAAATTGAAAGTTCCATATGAATATCCACCTTGTCCACCACGTAGAGTTCCACCTTGTCCCCAAAGATATGCTCTTAACTTTACATTTGTAGAAGCAGTGTATGTGAATGAAGTAGAAGTATTTGAGTCAAAAATAAGATTACCATCAGTACCAAAGTCGTGGAATGATCCTCCACCACCTTGCCCATCATCAACTCCACCAACTCCACTTGAAGTTGAACCTTGAATATAAACTGATTGTGTTGTTTCTAGTAAAGAACCACTATGAGAATCTGATCTAATATCAATAACAAATCCTTCACCTTCTTCTACAATACCATCAGAAGCAATCGCTTTAGTGAAAGAACCACTATCATTATTGATAGTAAATGTCCCTGTTAATGAATTATCTACAAAGTCTGATGCTGTTATTGTACCTAAAGTACCTCTAATAGTATAATAAAGAGTCGTTCCATCATCAATACCATCTGAAGTTACAGTGACAGTAATTACATTACCTTCAGTTAGATTTCTTGGTGCAACAGTAGATTGTACAGTTCTTGTTTCTGCACCAAGAAAACCATATCCACCAGCATTAATAGACGATTGTGTTCCAAATACAGGCATTATCCAAAGGTACTTAGAGTTCCCAATACCGTATAATCTGTAACAGTAGTTTTCACAATAGCAAAGGTGTATGAATTTACTGCATTAGTAACTCCAGACGTTGGTGCTGTTGAATTTATCCACTTCACTACAACATTATTACCATCAATTTTAAATCCAGTTGTAGTTGGATTTGACATTACGTAAGCACTGGAACCCATATTTACCAATACTGTTACAACTATGCTCTTCTCAATAGGCATATTTGCAACATTTTTAATATTAAAAGTAAAATTGCCAGTTGCTTGTGCAATATAATAGTGTAGAGATCCTTTTTCTATATCAATTTCTATTTCACTTTCACTACTATATGTGTCATATAAACATACTTTCTCAAAGATTTCTTTTACTTGTGCATCTCCATTAAGAAGTAAACCTTTTTCAAATTTAGTTTGCTGATAAAAATTTACCTTTGCTCCAAAAGATTTTGGAAATGCGTCTATACTCCCTTTTCTTGTCATAATCCAATCCCTGATTTCAGATTACTTATACCTTCTTTCATCACCCCTGCTACCAATTGAGATCCAATTCCACCTGCACCAACAGATGCTGCTACTGCAATACTTTCGGCAGCAAGACCAGCATATACTCTAGTTAAGAAAGTCTCATTGGTCTTAGTGGCAATACAATCAGGTCCATAAGAATGTGGTGCAACACAATATGCTTCTTTAGATTTAAAATCAATCTTTTTAGAAGCATCTACTTCAAAATTTCCACCACATTTGAAAGTTACATTTTCTTTAGCATTGAATACTAAATTATTTCCATTTATACGAACATCACCATTCTCCATCGCGGTAATGCAGACACTACCCTGCTTACCAGTGATCATTACATCAACACCACCTCTACCAGAGATACCTCCACCTATAAGTTCGATGCACTTGTCACCATAGATTCTATAGTTTCCACCCTCTGTCATGCCTGCAAGACAGACATCACCTTTATCACTTACTCCGTAAATATCATAAACAACTGAACCATTGTCTCCTACTGTAGGATTACATGATTCAATTCTGACTTGAGGTCCAAGTGCAATGTATTGTCTCTTTTCCCAGTTATTAGACATATTACCTCCTTCTCAGATATTTAGTATCCGCCACCATAACTTGGTGGTGGAGACGGTGTTGGAGTTGGTGTGGGAGTTGGTGTGGGAGTTGGAGTTGGAGTTGGTGTAGGTACTGAACTAACGCCTCCGCCACTAGATGTAGTGGTTGTAGTTGTAGTGGGTGCAGTGGTAGTGGTTTCGGTGGTAGTTTCAGATGTGGTTGATGTTTGAATAATTTGAGTTGTTGTACTTACAGGTCTGGATGCAGCAAGACTTTCTGCTGAACTATTATAGATGTATTGATGTGGAGTTGATACATGTTTAGCACCAACCATCTTTCTTCCAGTTGTTGGATGTACGTGGAATGGACCATAGTATGGTTTTCCATTTACATATCCAACAAGATCATCATCTTTGGAAATACAATCAATGACCTGTCTAATAATACCCTGAGGATCATCAGGTCTGACTATCAATTTGGGTTCTAATAGTGCTCCAGAACCTCTTTTAGACTTAATCGTATATTCAAGAGGATCATTGATTGACGGAAACTTCATTTCTTCTGACACTTCACCAGTCTCAGGATCTTTGATGATTTCTGGAAGTTTAATTACTCTAATTACTCCACCATTAGTATCAACTTGAATATTATATTTGTC